GATATTGCGAATGTCCTGCAGAAGGCTCCGATTATACCCTTTTTACTCAGTGGGTCCTCCTGCTTCCTTATCTGTGTCTGGATCCGTACTGACTGCCTGGAGCTCTCCGGCCAGAAGGACGTGTCCTTCCAATCCAGATACTGGTCCAAAACCTCATCCGGGTCAAGCCAGAACCCCTCTTGTCTCTTATAGATGTACTCTCCATCTGAGCTCGTACTTGGCCAGTACATAAGCCTTGAGGGCTCATAGGTTGTATCATCAAACATGTCAATGCCTATTCCCTCAGCCAGCTTCCTTGATATTGCTTGGTACTCATCCGGAAGGACTGTCCTATCCAGAGGAACCACAAGCCTCAGTCTCGGCGCATCCGGTGAATGTGAGTGTGTGGAATACATTACTATCTCATAATCGTTTAACATCGTTATACTGTCCCACAGGTCCTCCACAGACATGTCCACGTTATCCAGGTCAAGGGTTATGATAGATCTGTTTGCCAGGTTCTCAGCTTTCCTTCTCCCGGCCTTAAGACTACCTCCCACAAAGCCGCCAACGTCCTTAATATCGTCTCTCTTTGCCTTGGCCATACGTTTATATTCGTTGAAGGTTTCCCGGGTCCTGGTGGTCTCCTGGAGCTTATCGAGGAATGCTTCATATGTAAGCTCTATATTCCTCCACTTCAGCTCTCTCCTGCTGCTGCCCGTTGCTATGAAGATTTTACGAGATAAGGCCTTTCTGTTCTTTGGTTGTTTGTCAATCACTGTCTCACCTCCTAATCCTTCATGTAGTAGTCGCATTCGTAACCGTCAGCCCTTAATGGCAGACCAGGCGCCCAGGGTATCTCTTCACCCATAAGGCTAGTAATTCTTTCAAGTTCGTTTCTGTTTCTGTCTATCTCGATTACTACCTCATCATGTACATGCATCACCAGATCATACCCTGCACGGTCAAGCTTGAGCATGGAGTGTGCCAGGCAATCTCTTGCTGTTGCTTGTACAATGTTCTCCACCAGCTTACCTCCGTAGGTGTCGATATACCCCCACTGTTTTGTAGTTGAGTTCCTGCCTTCAAACACAATCTTTTTCCTGTTGAATCTTGGATCATCCTCAAGTCTCGGCCAAGCGTAAGCGATTCGCCTTCCACTGGGCAGCTCTATAAACAGGAATTCGTTCTTGTATCTGAATCTCAGGAAGGACCCAAGTCTTACAAGTGATTTGTTCTCAATAGCTTCCATTGCTGCGTTCTCCACGTCATACCAGAATTTGACTATCTTAGGATTTGCCTGTCTCCATTGATTCACCAAGGGTTCAAGCTCCTCTTCATCAATTCCCATCTTAAGGGCTCCCATCGATTTCAGCGCTCCCACTGATCCCTGATATCCAAGGGCCAGCTCCGCCACCTTACCCTTTTGTCTTAGTGGATGGCCTTTATGGATCTCCTCAAGCGGAACCCTGAACATCTGTGAAGCTGATGCCTCGTATATCTTCCCGTGTGTGCTGAATACGTCCATTCTCCATTTCTCTCCGGCAAACCAGGCAATAACACGGGCCTCAATAGCAGAGAAGTCACTGACAACAAACTTGTGCCCGTCCTCAGGGATGATGGTGGGTCTGATGCATTGGCTTAGTATGCTTGATGCCTCGCCATACATCATAACGAGGAAATCCAGGTCTCCGGTCTTGATGGTCTCCCTTGCAGTACCTAAATCAGAGATGTGATTCTGTGGTAGGTTCTGGACCTGGATAAGTCTCCCGGCCCACCTGCCTGTACCGGCCCCGTAGAACTGCAGGAGCCCTCTTGCCCTGTGATCTGTGCCTGCAACATCCACCATCTTCTTATACTTGGCCACTGAAGTCTTGGACAACTGCTGCCTTATCTCCAGGGCCCTTATTATGTCCGGGTAGTTCTTAAACTTAACCATATGTGAGTCTATAACGCCCTTAGTAATGCTGTGAACTTCCTTTCCTGAGCGATACTTAATATATTTTTTAAGAGTAGCCAGACTGTTAGGGTTCTCAAGGCCTGTAACTTCCGTATATTCCTTGGATAACCTCTCTGTCTGTTCTGTGTCTATCCTTATAGCCGCCTCTGCCATATCAAGGTCAATCTTTACTCCTCTATCGTTAATCTTCTGATCCAGCTCATACAGAGGACTCTCATCATGCAGTCCTGCAAGTCTAACTTCCAGGAGGTAGTATCTTATCTCTCTTTCCGCCTCCACATCCCTGATGCAGTAGGTCTTGAACTCTTCCCATTTCTCTGGCATGTCCTCAGGCAGTACCCTCATGGTGTCCTTTAGCATTGAGGTCTGATTCTTCTTTCGTTGTGGTCTTGGAAGGCAGAAGGTCTTTATAAGCTTCTTTCCGGAGGCCAGCTTCTGTTTGTCCTCTTCAATCCTTAGGACCTTGCCTACCATGTCAAGGCCTCCAGATATACCCAGTGACCAGGCAAGGATCATTGTGCATTCCCAGTTTACTGTCTTAATGCCAAAATATTTGTTTATGGCCACCCTCTCAAACTGAGCATTGAAGGCGGTCTTTGTTATAGAATCATCCAGTAAAGCAGAAGCCACCCTCTCGGGCAGCTCCTCTCCACTGGCTAAATCAATTATCTGTACATCCTCGTTGTCGAAAGCGTAGGCGAATAGGAGTATTCTGAAGTTTTCGGATTCTACATACTTATAGACCCCGTTGTCAATCGGCACATCGCTGAATGTCTCAATATCAATTGCCAGTACAGTCAATACAATCAACTCCTAAATAAAATCGTCCTCTGCTTCTTCAAAGTCAAAGTCTTCTTCTGCTGATGTTCCTCCACCAAGTCTCTCACCATCTTCAAGCTTTTGGATGTTACCAAGGCCACATGCAACCCCTTTGTTGCCGTTGGTGTTGAATCCGTAGAAGTTAACACTCACTCTTGCGTAGCATCCTGAGTAAACATCATCCGGACCTAACTCAATAGGTTTACCTGTTACTGGGTCCTTTTCAAGAGATACAACCTGAGGGGCTTTTGTGCTGTTGGCATTTACAAAGTAGCTGTCAGCATAGTTCTCATCCTCTGGTCTCTCCTCGTCTCCATCTCTTAGTGGAGTCTTAAGGCTTGCAGGAACCTTTCCGTTCCACTTGCCCTTGTCTCTCTCTTTTGCGTTCTCGATAGCTTCCTCTATAACTTGCACCATCTGCTTGTCGCTCTTAGGGATGATAAGTGATACTGAATACTTAGGATCACTTCCATTGATGGACTTAGGCTCAAAGATTGATGCATAGCTCAGTCTTACCTTTCCTGTTACAACCTTGGTTTCGTTTTTAATTTGTGCTTTTACTTTCATTTGTCTCCTCCTTTGTTTTTAGAAAAAATCGTCTTCTGCTGAATCCATTGCCGGCCTTTTATCGTCCTCTGTAGTGAGGGTAGGTTTACCAGGCGGCTTAGTGATGAATTCTCCGGCTAACTTCGTGAAATTCTTCTTGCCTACTACCTTTTCAAGATTTGTAATTCCTTCAAGTGTCTTAGGCTTGTATATCTTATCCTCTGAGTATCCGTTCTCCATTAGAAGGGATGCCAGGGCATCAGAATCGGTAATCTGTCTGTTGCTTCTTCCTTCAACCAGTTTGAATCCTGGTATCTTCTCGCCCTTAAGAGCAATCTCAAGTGAATATTCTTTTATCTCTTTGGCCCACTTGGCCAGATCATCAACTATGGCAAGGACTTCTGCCAGCTCCTCGTTGTTCATCACATTCGGGTCTTTCGGTGGATGGAAGCCCTTGTACATGTTGGTTCTTGCCTTGCAGGTGTTCCTAACCTTACAGAATCCACACCAGGGCCCGGGTCTTAGGTCTCCCTTGCCTTTGTAGGCCTTTTCTGCTGCAGGAATCACTTCCTTCTCTGCCCACTCTGTAAGCATATCTGCAGTGATGCTTGATGATGATATGTTGTTAAGCCTGACCTGTGCTATTGTCATTGTTATCTTCTCAATACCGTATATGAAGCCGTATTTCTCATAGGCTCCCAGTGCGTAAAGCTTAAGCTGTGGATTGTCCACCGGACTTACTTCAACCTCGGTTCCAAACTTCAGGTCAATAATCTCCATTTCTCCATCCGCTATGATGATGCAGTCACCTGTCCCGAATCCCTCAGGCACGTAAGAACTGTAGTCCAGCCTCTCTTCCAGGAAGATTTTCGCATCCTTTGTCTTTTCAAGGGCCTCATTGTATTGCTCCTTCACATAATCCACATATGCTTCAACGTCCTCGATCATGCCCTCATAGTAGAGTTCGCTTTTCTGGAAGACCTGCATGGCATCTTCAAAAGTTGCTATATCGGCCATGTCATGACCACCTACGAAGATCCTTAGAAGCAGCTCTCCCATCTCATGGGCCATTGTTCCAAGTTCCGCATATACGCTTGTTACATCCTTCTGTTTCTCGTTAAGTCTGGCGCTTGGAGTACAGTTCATCCACCTCTCGGAAGAGGAGGCACTGAGTAGCGCATGAGCTGCCATTAAATCTCCTCCAATGCCTTAAGGACCTGTGGAAAGTCTTTCTCTTCCAGATCTGTGACCTTGGCCACTCCGAACTCTTTTAGTATTGCCTTGAGCTTTGCAGTGTTTGCCTTTGTGTTCTTGGCAAGGAAAGCTTCTCTTATCTCTTCCATTGTTATTTCTGGACTCTCCTCAACTTGTTCCTTTTCTTCCTCTTTCTGTTCTTTTTTCTTCGTTTTTGTTACTTTTTCTGGTTTTTCTGATACTTTTTCCTCAGTTATTGCGATTTTCTCTGCTGCCTCTGCGGTTGCGACCATCCCCTGTCTGTAAGCTAATCCGCTTCCAAGTAGTGCAATAGCCTCCGTTAGTGGTTCAATTCCTTTAATGTCTACCGTAATTTTAATTTCCATGAATTAATTCTCCTTTCGTGTGGTATAATAATGGTGAGTAGAGTTACCAAATGGCCCTGATGGATGGCAGTCCTGACGGGTCACTTTTATTTATCGAGATGTTCATTAATCTCATCCAACAGCTCTTGATAAATATCAATTTCGGCGGTCAATCTAGTCTGAACATACTCAAGTCTTTCCTCAATGTCGGTTATTCTGACCTGCAGTTCTTCTGCTTTTTCCTCTAGGAATCTTCTGTCCTCTGTGATGTTTCGCTCCTGCTCCCATGCCGGATATATTATCTCTGCTCTCCTCAGTTCTTCCTCTTGTTCCTCCATCTCTGTTTCCTCTTCAACTCTTACAACTTCTTCGTTCACTTCATCCTGATCTGCGACCTCTTCAACTCTCAGAATCAACTTCTTGGGCCTACCATCGGTTACAATTATTTCTTGGCCTTCTTCCTTTAATTCCTTAACAACTGCATCTCTCACCTTGTCAATGTAGTATTGGCTAGGGTCAAATTCACTTATTATTTCTCTGACATCTCCTCCTTGGTTTGGGTTTTCCTTCAACCATCTTGTGACTTCCCCGACCATCTTCTCGGTGTTTTCGTTCACTATCCTCTCAACCTCCTCTTCTATTTCGCTCTTTGTCTCCTTCTCCTGCTTTACCTTTAAAGCATCCTGCATCTTACCCGCGGCCCTTAATAACTTTTCACGTGGGTTAATCCCATCTACCTCCCAACCCCCACTGAACAGATCTGTTTTTAACAAACTTTCCTTGAAGCCCTTTGCGTTGATAAACGAGTAGTGGTCCTTATAACATTCAACAAGTGTCATATCTTCCTCCCTTGGTCTCCTGCTGTCATTGATTCGTATCTTGTATGTCTCGCCAGGGGTGAGTAGGTCTAGTTGTATTATTGACCTTTCCAAGCATTCCATTACTCACACTCCTCAAGGATGTAATCCTGCAGCTGGTCAATCAGTATTAATGTAGATACATATATAGGCGGTGCAAGTTCCGGATTGATTCTCTGTTTCAGTGCGTTGAAATCTTCCTTAAGTCCGGATTTGTCCTTCTTCCCGATTTTCCTTCTCAACTCATTTTTCCTAACTGTCATATCAAGGACCTCCCTCCTGCGTATAGGATGTGTTTCCAGATGTAGTGTTTTAGTCTTTTTCCACTAATCAAGTCTTTCATTCAACTCCTCCTCTCCATTAACCTTTTCAACCTCAACATACATATCAACCATTGGATCATCACCAGGGTAGGCCCTCTCATAATCCAGTACATCTACATAGGGACTGTTTTCCATATTCGCCAGGCCATTCTCACAGGTGACTGTTCTCTGAACCCTTGCCTCCAGGTCATACATTTCTATAAATGCTACGTGGTAATATTTTTTCATTGGTCTGCCTCCATTACCTCTTTAATCCTCTTTCCACATTGAGGGCAATAATTCATGTTGTTTTCTTCCAACCCTCCGTCAATCGTCGACCAAGTAAGGTTGCAATCTGTTTCCCAATAATAAATGTCATCTGAATCCCTTTTCCATGTGCATGTGTCCTTCATCTACTCCGCCTCCTATATCTTCATCATCATTTGGGTAGCTTCTTCAATTGCTGGGTTTATCAAGTACTCTTTTGCATTTTCTCTTATTTTCCAACCATCAATTAGATAAACCGGTGTGTACCAAGTGTCCCAAACTTCTAATGTCAGTGTGTTCGCGTTGAGGACCACTGCCGGGATCCCATAAAGGGATAACTGGATATAAGTCATATGAACACATTTTATATCTACGTCCTGAGCTGTAACAAGTAATTGCCTATTGTAGTTCATTTTGTTGTCTCTCATTGCCTTAGCATATCCAAGGACCATTGATCCACTACCTGCACATGGTTCATTCAATCTTTCTATCTCCCAGGGCTTCAGCTGCCTTACATTCATTTTTCCTATAAGCTCAGATACATCAATTGGTGTAAAAAATTGACCTTTCCATTTGTTGTGTAGTGCTAGTTCGTGGAATATCGGCCCGAGTATGTCCTTTGGTCCTCCTTCCAGCTCCACTGTTTCATCCATGGCTTCTATGAGTAGATGGAACATCTTCTTGAATGCTGGAAATTCATCCTTTTCATATTCCTTGACTATTGCCAGGTACCGGTCTTCTCTTTCTCTCCACTTGGTCTTGTCCACTGCATTGCTAATTGTTATTGCAGCAACTTCAACAAAGTCTGAAAATACCTTCCAGGATGAGCGCTTACTGGATAACTTCTCAATTTCTTTGATGATTTCCTTTTGCTTAGGTCTCATTATTCCAGCTCCCACACTTCCAACTGTTGTCTACCGAAGTTTAAAGCGTCCTGGTGACTATCAAAGTAAACATCAATCTTGTCACCGTATATTGACCCGCCTATATCCTGAACAACTCTGTAACCCACTCCCTCGATGTAAAGCTCTGTACCTATTGGGAGTTTGTCTATGTCCGCTGCAATGGTCACTCCCTCAACAGCAGGCTCACCCGAGTAGGTTATTCCGTCTGCATAAGGACCACAGCATTGCTCACAAGCGCAGTACGCTGTCACTTCGTAGATCCCTAAGCTTGTCTCCATTACTTCCGGTTCCTCAACAACTACCTCCGGCACTTCAACCTCTTCTGGTTCAACGAGTATATACTCGACCTCAATGATCCTTTCCGGTTCCGCCAGGGTCTGTGTTGCTATGACTGTCACTATCATCAAGACCAGGGACCACATGAGCCAGGCGGCTAGTAATTTACGTGGATGTATTTTCATTGTCAGCCTCCTTCCAAGGTCCTTCCCTTAGCCATTCCTCTGTTTTCTTCAGGCCTTTCTTAGAGATATGGATATACAGAAATTCGCTTAGTTCTTCCAGATCCATGGATTGTATCTTTTCATAGTTGTTCATCAACTCACCTCCTCTTTCCCTCTTTCCCTATATACTTGTAGAATTGATGAGCGTTGATGTAGTAGGTCCACTTCTCATCATTTTGCCAAGCTTGTCCAAACTGCTGAAATTTACCTTTCTGAAAGGCAACTCTCAAAGCAGATGCTGACATTCCCAGTTCTTTTGCTGCAGCTGCAACAGTTATTCTTTTATCCATGCTTCCTCCCCTCACTTTCATTTTATGCAAGTCTAGGACATAAAAATAGCCGCCTTTTCACTCTCTGTAAGCTGCAAATATTCTGATAAGCGGTTAACTTCATGAATATAGAAGTTACTTCTACCATTCATTTTGTTACTGAACGTTGATGGATCAACGCCTATTGCTTTTGCACAATCCTTGTAGGTCTTATCCACTTCTACTAATTTTGCCTTCAACTTTCTGTGGTTCATTCTCTCACCCCCATATTTTTAACTTTCATTTTCTGCAAGTCTTACCTTAAGTATAGAGGACAGCTTTTTGAATGTCAATCATTTTTTGTAACTTTATTTAGATATTTTAATATATCACTTGCATTTATTGAGTTTAAAAGGGTATAATCTAGGTACAAATTGCCTTGAAAGGTGGTGAATATAATGGTAAAACTATCAGATGATGAGAAAAATACTTATAGAGAGATAGGGGACAGGATAAGAATAGCAAGGGATAAACAGGGTATGTCACTAAAATCGCTGGCGGATCTAATTAGTGTCAGTGAGCCTACGATGTCAAGGTATGAAAGAGGAGAAACAAAAATTGATTTGGTTACACTCAAGAAAATAGCCGAACTATTGAATGTATCCGATAGGTGGTTAATCGGATGGAACGGGGAAGACTCTTATTACTTGAATGAAGACACCAAGGAAATGGCTGCTTACATAGCAGAGCATCCGGAACAATATTTTCTGATGGATGCAACAAGAAAGTTGAAGCCTGAGGATTACAAATATGTAAAAGACCTCGTGGAGAGATTATCAAAAGAGGATGGGGATAAGGATGATGATTAAAACTCACCTATTGGACTTGCCAGGCGGAGTGAAAGGATTGTCCAAGAAAAACACTGATGGTTCCTACACCATACTGTTAAACGCTAGACTTAACAATGAGCAACAGCAGATGGCATATGCTCACGAGATGCATCATATTGTAAATAGTGATTTTAACCCAGGCACACCGGTAGAATTGGCGGAAATATTTGCAAGATTACAGGTGAAAGGGTGATAACCTATGGCAAAAAAGAAAAAAAGAACCAAAACCTATAGGCGGGCCAATGGGAAAGGTACAGTTTATAAATTATCAGGTAACAGGCGGAAGCCTTGGGTTGCAGCTAAAACAATCGCTTTAAATGATAATGGTAATGCTGTAAGAGTGATTATTGGTTACTACGAAGAACAAGAGGATGCAGAATTGGCATTGCTGCAGTATAAACATATACCTGGACAGGAAGTCACAAAAGATATTACTGTTGAACAGGCCTTTAAAATCATTTTTAAGGACGCAGAAAAAGAAGGTAGGTCTAAGAGTACCCTTGATGTATTAAACGCTTCCTATAATGCCCTGCGAACTCTCAAACATGAAAAGCTGACTGACCTTACATGGTCTGATTGCCAATTCCTGATTGACACCTTGATTGAAGATCCAAAACAGAAAAGCTCACATAGTAAACTTAATAAAATCAGAAATTTGTTGAGCAGGATGTTTGACTTGCTGATAAAGCACAAGATTCAGGATGATAATCCTGCAAAGTTTATCAGCCTGAGAGGGGTTAAAGAGGGTGAAGTTCCTCCATTCCCTGAGGCGGATATACAAAAGCTATTTAAGAATGATTCTGATAGAATTGCTAAGTCTTCACTGATCCTTGCATACACTGGACTTAGAATTGGTGAATTTTTGGAGCTGAGGAAGTTTCTCAATGTGGATATGAAGAGATGGCTTATTGTTGGAGGAGGAAAAACGGAAGCTGGAACCGACAGAGCAATCCCGATCCATCCAAAGATACAACCCTACGTTCAATATTTCTTCAATGAGTACCCTAATTGTGAGTTGCTTTTCAGCCGAGAAGGAGAAAAGGTTACTCCAAGTTACTACAGAAAATACTATCATGGGCCTTTAATTGAGCAGCTGGGGCTGTCGGACCTAAATCCACATAGCTTTAGACATACTGCTGCCTCTAAATTCAAAATGGCTGGTCTGGATGATAAAGCCATAACTGATATGATCGGTCACACTAATATAGACTTCACTAATAAAAGATATGTGTCAGTTGATGATGAGTATCTTCACAAGCAGATTTCCATGGTCAAGTAATTTGTTAGCAGTGTGTTAGCAACGTACCCTTTTTTACCCTTATATTACCCTATCTCGGCAAAAAAGAAAAACCGCCTAAAATGGCGGTAAATAGCTTAATGTAGTGGAGCCCACGACCGGATTTGAACCGGTGACCTCTTGCTTACCATGCAACGAGGGCATGTGTATTTGAGCCATTTACAGCCCATTTTTGTTAGCAGTAAGATAGCAACGTACCCGTTCATACCCTATCATTATACCATCTCAGATAGTTTTATCAATATTTTTATGTAACATTTTATAACTTTTTCAAAGCGATTTCAGACATATGGAGTCGCTTATTTCTTTTTCAGCCACAAATAAGTTATAAAGCTTATTTTCAGCCATACCATAGGTCCTATTTCCTTTTAAAACCGCTTAGAAACGATTCTGTGAGGTCATTTTTTCGGCTATTTTAAGCCATTTCTGTATAAATAAAAAAAGACTATGGATTTTACTCCATAGCCTCATTTATTGCTTTATTCAGGTCTAATACTGCTGCCTCTATAATAATATTAAGCTCATGCTCTGTTAACTTGAATCCCTTTGATTCCATAAAGTCCAAAACGAACGCTTTTCTCTTTTTACCGTGTGGGTCCTCCAGTTTCAGCACCTGATCAGCTGCCCTTACTGCTATATCTGCATAGGTTCGTATTTTGTCCCTTTGCTCTTTAGAATACTTCTCCCTGATGTATGGGGCTATCACCGCAGTGATCACTGTACCCAGCAGGGCTATTACCGCCAGTATGATTTGTACTATTCCTTCATTCACTCATATCTCCCCTTTCATCTCCTCGAAATTCTCGGAAGGTCTTTATCTCTTCGGTTTCCTTCTCAACTTCTGACCTTTTGATTTTGCCCAAAGCCCATACCTCGACACTACTAAATCCTATCCAGGCGGTAAGCGTAGCATAAGGCTCAACTCCTTTGAGATAGAACAGGTAGAAGGACAGGCACACAAATAATAGGTTGGTGAATATGACAAAGATTATAATCTTTTTACTAAACTTCATCCCACTTCACCGCCTTCTTGTTTGGATCCCACCCAACTTTATAGCCTAACAGCTCTCCGAGATCCCGGATGTCGATATAATCTCCATTAAGCAGCAATGATGTATTCCCGGCAATGTTCTTGCCCGGTACCACCCTTTCTCTTCCGTTGATTATCATGTTGATTGCATCTCCCTGAGGTTGCGCCTTTAGGTCCCTGATCAGGCGGGCAAATGGATAGTTCTTGCCAGGGCAGAACGGCTTCCATTTCGGTGTGACCTCACTATGGCCAGCTATATGATCTCGGTCAATAGGTATGTCAATCCCATAAAGCCTCTTAACCTCTGCGATTATATGCTTATGCAGCCATAGGGTTGCCTGGTACTGGGCTTCTGTCAACTTACCTTGTCCCTGAGCGCTGAACCCTTCATGTTCTATGCCTATACTGTAGTAATTGGCATTGGTCTTTCTCTCCCTTACGAGTCTAAGTTTGGAGTGTCCAAAATACCTTGATGTCCCCGGATTAAGAGTTGTGCCGTTGATCCAGGCCATTTCAGTGATTGGGACCAGCTGGGTGATGTGCCCAGTCTTACTGACTACAAAATGACTTGATGCTCCACTCTTGGGATTCATCAGCCAACTCACAGCGCCATTATAGGACCCTTCTGTTATGTGACTTATAATCATGTCCGGCTTCCATCCTTTCCGGTCACTCTTGTTTGGTGTAGTTTTTTGCACTATGTTATAACTCATTTACAACAGCCCCCTCTGTGCTGCAACAAAAAAGAAGGTTACAAAGGCGCCTACAAGCAAGCCCATGAACCATCTTAGGGTAACGTTCAAAGTGTTCAATTGCATGATTAAATTACTTATCCTTTCCTCTAACCTTGAGTTGATGTTTTCGATTAAATCCAATCTTTCAGCATGTTTGTTTAACCGCCT